TTATCACGTAGGCGCTGCAATGCGGGAGTCCCTTTAAGAAAGGAAGTGATGAGCTTTTGACCAGCGGCACTACTACCACCGACAATCGATCCAATCTTCGCTGGCCCCGCGCCGTAAAGGAAGGCATAGATAAACGTCTTCGCTTGGTCACGTGTTTGTAGACCGGCTGCTTTTTGATTAACCGTGTGGACATCCGAACCATCTTTAGACGATCCCTCACAGACTGTTTTGACATACTTATCATCCCTCATGTAATGAGCTAACATACGTAGCTCTAAACCACTTGCGTCACATCCTACTAGGACGTTACCTTCCTCAACTGTCCAGCATTGACGGCATTCAGGGCCGTAGAGCGAACCTGAGTTAGGTATCTGTGCCATGTTGGGCTTCATGTGAGTCATACGGCCTGTCACAGCCCCATTGGTGATAACCCGACCATAGACCCTGCCGTCTGCTTTTACCACCTCTAACCACGACTCAATCTGAGCTATGCGCTTACCTAGCATCATGTACTCAGCTACGAACTGAGCCAAAGGCCACTTCAGCCCCATCAAAGTGCTCTCATCCACAATAGCCTGTCCCTCAGGATGGCTGCTAGTAGGTTCAGTGAACTTCTTAGGCTTCCAACCTAGCGCGATAAGCTTCTCAGCTATCTGTTGTCTAGAAGCAGGGTTAAAAGTGATACTCTCAGGTTTCAAAAGCTTACCTGTTTTGGAACTTATACGTTCCACTTCGTACGGAGGATACTCTTCCTGCATCCTGTCGTTGATAGCGCTCATCTTCCCCTTTAGCTCAGCAAGTAGACAAGTAGCATGAATGGTGTCGAGCTTGAACCCGTTCTTCTCCTGCTTGTTTATGATCGCTGCTACTTGGTGTTCTAGTTCCACACTTTCCTGAGAGAATCCCTTAGCCAGCAGATCAGCTTCCAACTGAGTAAATAGAGTCCGTAGAACGCTAACATCACGTACGCAATAATGTTCAAGAAGAGCATCAACGGGCGCATCAAAACACTCACCAGCATATACCTCTTCACGATTCACCATCCACTGCCACGTTGCCTTGTAGTCCAGCTTGTTTACGCCTAGAGTCTTTCCCCATGCGTCTAGGCTGTGACCCCCCAACCTCGTTGGCTCTAGTAGCCTTGACACTATCAATGTATCGTACGCTTGCTTCAATCCAATCTTCGTCTTCCATAGCCTGTCCAGAATCGGGAAGTCGAATCCTATCCCGTTGTGTGCTGCGATCAACGTAGCGTCCTTTAAGTAGTCCCAAAGGCCTGTTGGAGCTTTCCATGATCTCACTTCTCCTGTGTCAATGTCCTGCGTAACAGCGAGATGAATGACGTCATGCGCCATATTTGTCTCGATGTCAATAGCAATACGTTTCATACTGTTTACTTTAAGTTAAGGAACAGCCCGATCTGGGCAAATGAGTAACCTATCCACATGATACCGGCACCCATATCACCCTTGAGCCACTGTAGCGTACCTACAACAGCGTAACCGATACCTATAGTACCGACGATGATCATCTCAATCATAAATCCTCCAATTGAACTTCTACCATGCGCCCTGTGCGCTGATCGTACAAGAGACTACCTGCTGGGCCTGTCTGTCCGTTGAACCTGTTCTTAGCCACTGCAACCTTGGTTGTGTTCCTGATTGTAGCGTCAGTGCTCATGGAGTTACGCTCTAGAGTGATAACAGCGTCAGACAACTGAGCGATAGCACCAGAGCCACGTAGCTGAGATAAGGATACCGATTCACCGTCTTCATGTCCTTTGTTAGATGTGCTAGGTCGTTTTAAGTGTGATACGCAAATGAGCGTGATACCGGTTTCTTGTACAAGTGTACGCAATCTAGTCATCAGTACATCAATAGACTTGCGCTCATCATTCCCGTCCATACCAGAAACAACGAGAGAAATATGGTCGAGAAAAACCACACGACAATCACAAGCCCTTGCCATATAGCGGATTCTGTTGATAACATTATCAATGGCAAGAGAGCCGAAATGGTCAAACAGGAAAACACGATTAGTACCAAGAGTAGCATCGAAGGCCTCCTTTAATTCAAGTTCGGTAACAGGGGTGTCAGGCAGGTGAAGCTTTTTGTTTGCGTGTAAGGACATAATTGACCTTGCGGTTTTTCGCACTGACTCCTCCAAGAACATCCCACCAACATTCCACTTTGTTGTTTCGAGGATACGAAAGAGGATCTCTCTAAGAAACTGAGACTTTCCAAGTCCAGACCCAGCTGTGACAGTGATAAGCTCAGCTGCTCTGATTCCGTAGAGAAGCTCGTTAAGTCCTTTGAAGGGGTAGAAGGCTTCTGCTGCGGGTTCAGGTGTAGATACGCTGTCCCAAAGCGTTGAGGCTTGGACGATCCCATCTGGTACGTAACTCTCAGCTCTCCACCATTGGTTAACGTATTCAGCTCCTCGTCCGTTAGAGAGGTAATCACAGGCATCTTTGCACTCCTTTAAATGTTTGACTATCTTAACCTTGTTCCCGAATAGCTCAGCAACTTCCTTGCTTGCCTTCTGACCTACTTCATCCCCATCAAAACAGATCACTATAGCTTCGAAGCTATCTAGGTACTCGTACTGAGCCTTGCAGTCTTTAACAGCAGCTGAAGCCCCGTTACGAATGCTCACAGTAGGCCACTTACTACCTGTCATCTGATATGAGGCCAGAGCATCTAGCTCACCCTCGACAATGGTGATGTACTTACCGCCCTTTTGGAACAAGTTCTGACCGAAGAGTGTAGCGTTGGTGAAGTTACCTGCAATCGAGAATGTCTTATTCTCAACTGAGCGAATCTTCTCAGCTACTCTAGCACCTGTCTCATCAAAGTAAGGGTAGTAATGCTTACCATCTGCCTGAGTAACACTGAAGTACTCACATGTCTCACGTGAGATACCCCTGTCCACTATGGCTTTAGCTTCACCTGTTTGTTTCATCTGGAATACCTTTGTACTTTGTATAGGAACATGTCGATTTTCTCCTGCATTTTGTACATGTTCGCCCGATGTGTACGTTTTACAACTGTGGCAGTACGTATGCCCATCATCGTAATACGCATTGGCGTCTGAGCTGCCACACTGAGGGTTCTCACACGGCCCGTGACGCAGGAACTTAGATACTTGTTTAAGTGTAGTCGTCATCAATTAGCTCCTGTCTTGCACCACAATCGTCACACTGAGCGTAGTGCCAATGGGCTTGTTTGTACATAGGGCCACCACATACATCACAAGTCCACTCATCTTCGTAATCAGCGTCATGTTCTTCATGTTCATCATTCATGTGTTCTTCTCCATCCATTGTTTAAAACGATTATCAGTGTCACTAGGCTTAGAGCGTACCTTTTTAACGGGCTTAGAGGCCTGTTTAAGAGACTTTAAGGTCTCGGACATGGCATAGGTAGGCCACGGTGCATTAGGGGCTAGAACGGTCTTAAAGCCGTTAGGCGTATAACTATTCATTTGAGGGACACCTTTACCAAAGCCAAAACGAACACACAGAGAGAGACAATCATTTCATGCTCCTTAATTTAGACTTCAAATCCTTAATTACATTGTCGTAACCATAGACAATAATCAAAGAAGCAAAGGCGTTAATTGTGTGATAGTAAAACGCTTCTTCTTGTAGACGTTCTTGGTCTTCTACTTCTACTTCTTCCTCTTGATCAATCAGCAATGCTTTCATCTTTCCCATGTGACCCCCTTTGTCTTTAATGACTTTAATGTATTCTTTAATAGGTAAACAATAAAGTAGTATTTACTTTAATGTAACTTTAATGACTTTAATGTTCATCATCAAAGTCACCTTTAGAGTCTTTGATGTCTTTAGAGTCTTCTAAGTACTTTAAAGAGAGCAAGAAGTGTGCCACATCTGCGTCATCGAAGTTATTCTTCATCATGTTGTAAATACACAACACCCACTGCACATTAGAAGGTTCGTAACCTTTTGAGTTATCTAACCTGTCAGGACTAGGTATAAATGCTCGTCTTTTGTAGCGTATGTCTTCTTTCTTTAACTCAAAGGGGACACCTGTTACAACACATTTCTTGTCTTGTATCTTTTCAAGCACCGTTTCAACAGTCCACCATGTATCGTCCCAAGCATGACCACGTTTTAATGAATTTGACTTCATGTGCGAACGAATCACTGATGCGACACCTCGCCAGTTTGTCGTTTGATAGCTGTTAACCGCTTGCTTACCTTTATCAGTTTTAGAATACTCACTAAAACAAGTCTTACACGAGCCTTGTTTACCATCCCTTGCAAGAACATGGTTATAAAACTCAGTTAAAGATTTGCTTTGCTTACATTTTGAGCATGTTTTCATGTTAATCCTCTATAAAACTTAGAATTATATAGTAGATTAATCATCTGTCAAGTTTTTTTCGACAAGATAACTCAAATCTTCCCACTCAGACAAGTCTTCCAGATCAGCTTCATCGTCATCAACATCGAGGTCTTGTTCAGTCATCAATGACCGATTGTCAATGGTCGGAATGATTGTCTTCACATCTTCAAAGCAGACCTTGCATAGGTCTAAAAACTGAAATGTAATCGCATGTTTACGTGTCGCTTCAAAATCAGAGAGCAGACGGTCGCAGTTTACGCAGTGCATTTTATAGCCTTCTTTATTCGAGTTGAACATAGCCACCTAGGGCTAGGTATTGGTTGTTGAAAATAATGCCTTTAAAGCCCCATTAAAGGGCTCTCAGGCACATCCTTGAGTCTATCCTCTGCCCACTTCTTATGATCCTCAGGTGTCCAAGGCCTCAATGGGTTATCCTCAGTAGGGAAAGGCCAATTGTCAATGTGTTGTATTTTTACCACAAGTCCTCCGCAATGATGTAATCGACAACGTAGCCAATAATGATAATGATTGTCATTTAGATGTGCTCCACTTCAATGAAGGGAATGATTCTAATGGATTCTTACCTCCAAAATAGCTATCTTGCAGCATTGTAGAGGGTTCATCCTCTGCCAAATCGACATAGATCGTCATATCAGCGTAATTGTGGCGCTCATATGCTATGTCATAGGCCAATGCCTCCGATTCTGCCTCCACAGTATAGTCACTATGATAATTCCCTCGCGTGTCTTCCACGTATACATTGTACGTTTTCATCATGATGTCATTCTCCCATGTCATAGGTTAAATTGTCCAAAGTATCCCCGAAGTTATCCCATTCAAGGAAAAAGTCCAAGTCATCCGCCTCAGCTAACTTACTGATAGCAGGTGAGTACTTTTCCATTACTTTCTTAGCCTCATTGAGTAACTGGATCAGTTCATCACGTGTTGAGACTAATTCATCACAAAGAGGGTTGCCCTCCGCCCACAATCGGCGCTCCAATGATATAAATTCTTGATTGTTTAACATGTTCACATTCCTTCAGGGTATTTGGTTAGACAAACCTGATCCACGCCATTTTGAAACACAGTATGGCGCTCATAGTGGATCACTCCATCGTAGTCAATGAACTCTCGCTCAGTGACCTCCGTGATCGGATCAGGGTCTTCAGCGATGTCTAGGTCTTCATCGTAGACAAAATATCGAATTGTGTGTGTCATGATGTCATTCTCCCATCTCATAAGTTAAGTTGTCCAATGTATCCCCTAAGTTATCCCATTGGAGCATGAAATCTAGATCCTCCCCTGCTGCTAGGTTCAACGTTGAAGCATATTTGAGCATAACCCCCTGAGTCTCTTTGATTAGAGACAATAGAGTGTCTCGAGTGGTGACTACTTCGTCCGCCAATGGGTTACCCTCACGCCATAATCGGCGCTCCAATGATATAAATTCCTGATTGTTTAGCATGTTAACCCCCTTTATGCAATGTGTATGACTTGAAAATGATCGCGCATAAAAACCTGTGCATCCAATTCGTCACGTGCTACTAATCCCCCAAGGATAGCATTGTAAACGTCACGTTTTGAATGATAGTAGCTGGCGTGTTCATCATTGAGGGCAAAGTTAGCCCATTGATTTTGACGATAGTTAGCCTCAATGTCACTTTTAAGGGAATGACGCCGGTAGTAGGCCTTAAACCCGTTCAAATCGTAATGTGCTATAAACCCTGAGCATAGGTATAAATACTTATAACCAGTGCCATTAAGCTTTTCGATATCAGTGCACGCCTTGAGCACGTTAGAGACAATCAAAACCTTTTGTTTAGGCGTGAGTGGAGGAATGTTCGACATAATCTTGAACCTTAAGAGAATGAACGATGCGACAATGCATCCATAAAGGCGCGTTTAAACACCTTTAAAGCCGCATTGTAGACGTTATTTTAGATTAGTCACACCTTGCCAGCCATTCGCACGTTATCCCTGCTAGCCGATAATTGCCAGTGTCTAATAATTCCTGAATGAGTGATGCTCTCTCACTACTTGAGCACGTATAAATGAAGGTGTGATCCTTCACAAAGTTATAAGCTTGAATTCTATACATTCTATTCCCCTTAATTAGTTAACCACAAAGCCGGTTTGATCACGTTTTGCGGCGCCCTT